CTGCATTGGTTTCAATTGTGTCTAGCTTAGTTCCATCTGTAGCAACGTCTCGTCCATCAACTGTTCCAGATACTGTGATGTTTCCAGTAACAACTAAGACGGCAGTGTTTAATGTCCCAGTAACGCTTCCACCAACACTTAAATTATTTAGCGTAGTAGTTCCACTAGCAGCAGTCACATTACCAGTCACATCACCAGTTAAATCACCAGTAACATCACCCGTTACGTTGCCCGTTACGTTACCTGTAAGGTTTCCAGAAAACGCTGTACTAGCAGTTACAGTACCCGAGGCAGTAATATTAGTTGTAGTAATTGAAGAAGGGTTAGTGCCTAGTTCTACAATAGTTGCAGAACCGTTCTCTGTAAAGAGACGCTTATCTGTTACATTAACCGCTAACTCGCCCTGAACTAAGTCTGATGATGTTGGGACAGCTGAGGCGGTAGAGCTGTTCTTCGTAATAATAGTCGTAGTCATAATCTACCTTAATAAACCTCTGAATTAAAAACAGGGGAGGCTCCGAAGAACCTCCCCAGTTAACTTAGTCCTTACGCATTAACGTTAAGGATAAAACCACCTTCTGGGCGAAGAACCTTCACGCCATACAGATGATCAGCAGTGTACAAGTTAGAAAGCCATTCTTGCTTGTACTGAGTCTGAGAACGAACACCCATCTGCTCAGCAAGAACAAAAGCGTCCCTGTGGAGAAGAAGTGCTGCTTTCAGATCATTGGTGTTAGCAGTGTTATCCGCTGCGGCTTCAGAAGTAGCGCAGTTAGTGGATACGTAAATGTCAACACCGTAGATGTTACCAATCAGACCGTTCTGTACAGGCTGACCACTTACGAAGTCAGAAGATACATAACGATCAACACCCATGATAGCGTTACGCAGTGAAGGAGGAATAACAAACGAACGATTGTCGAAAGGCACGTCGTTGTCGTCCATCTTCTGCAACAAGGCACGGAAGCCAGCGTCTGTGAAGACATCGCTAGCAGTTACCGTGTCTGCGGCGTATGCGGTCAGGCCAGTAGAGGCGTCAACGTAGTAAGAAGCAGTGTTAACATAAGTACCGCTTGCGTTACCAAGATTGACAGCAAGACCGTGCAGGTCTGAGTCTACTTGCTTAGCCAGAGCATAACCAGCGTCTTGAGTATAGAATTGACGGAGTGAAGACAAGGCCTGTACGTCGGTGATGTCTTCGATCAGTCGTGAGTATTCAAAGTGCTTGTCGATTACGACTTGTACTTCGCTCTCAGTAGCATTTTGAATGCTAACTGCTGTGTTGGCAGTCTTAGCAGTCGCCGAACCACGAACGGGAGCAGGAATATGGACAGTATCGCCCTTCTTACCTACCATGCTCATTTTTTTGACGAGGGGCGCGAGTACGAGTGAATTTTCGTAGGCCGCGATGACCTCGTCCGACCAAATTTCTGGGATAAAAGTAGCTGCGCTAGTATTATCCACAGCATTAGTCATACTGGGGTATACAGACTTAGTAGTCATAATAATCTCTTCCTATAAATGATTATTTGACCCTTCCTTCGGCATAAGCCCTCATTATCTCATCCTGAAGAGCTTCGTACCGACTAGGGTCGTTACGCATTAGTTTAATAATGTCTGCTCTGCGGAAGATTTTCTTACCCTTCTCACTACTGCCAGAAGCGTTTCCAGTAGAAGCGTTTCTGACTGTATTGGCCCTGCTTTGCTTTTCTACGCTAGCCGTCTGAGTTACCAAAGCCTTTCGATCTTTCCAAAGACTAAAGATTTCATCAGCTGCTTCGTAGTCGTAGTTACGATCAGCCTCGGACAGTAACTTAGTCCTAAAGCTGCTTTCCTTCACCCAATTCAAGAAGGCTTCATCCTGTAAGATTTCCTTCATGTCAGGATGCTTCTGCGCCAGTATGTTCTGAGCAGCAGACTGCTTCATGGTTATCGAAGCCTTTTGAGCCTCTACAACCGCTGGGTGTTTCTCAATCGCTTTCTGAATAGCTTTCTCAGGGTCAGAGAAATAATCAATCTCTTCCTCATCGACAGTTTCTTCTCTTTTGGATTGAGACATTACAAACTCGTCTACAACCTTCCGTAGCTCGCCTACCTCGCTAGACTGCCTCCCTAGAAGCTGTTCAGCCTCTTGGTGCATCTTAACGACTTCAGCGATAGACTTACCCTGATATTTGTCGGGGATGTCTGGTGCTTCTTCTACCGGCTCTGTAGTTGTCTCCTGTATAGGAGCTACAGTACTTTCCAGTGTTGGTTGAGATTCCTCTGATGCTTCCACATCATCGTCTTCATGTCGTCCAGTGTCAATTAGTGTAGCCATTATTACTCCGTGATCTAATCATTATGGAGAGTGGTAAAGCGACGTGGTTACTCGCCGTTCTCTTTACGCTCTTGTTGTATCTTTTGCTGCCTATTCTTAGCCCACTTCATTGTAGCGCCCGGAAAATTACCGGATAAGGGGTCTAAGGAACTGGCAACAGCCGAGACAATTCTAGTTGCCTTGCCTTCGCAAGTTGAACATACTGCTTCCCTGATCTCTTCGTCAACATAGCTATCAGTGACGTGTCCATCAGGACAGATGAACTCATAAATTCGTCTAGCCATTGGCTGCTTCCTCGTTATTCCTGACAGTTTCTTCAAGATTGAGAATTGAGCCAATGATATTTAGTTGTCCTTTACGAAATTGAAG